ATCATCAACTGGCTCACCATCGAGCATGTCGCGAACTGACTTAGACAAAAGTCTTGTCAGATCAGTTCCAGTTTCGGGCGCAACGTTAATATCTCGAAGCGCCTGAGATACGTCACCTTTATCTCCCTTGTTCTCTTTGGGTAGAGAAATAAAATGCTTGTGAGCTTTAGTGATTTTTTCAGACGGGATAAATTTGTCTGTTATTGAAAGAATGTCTGACTGACTTTTAGCTCCATAGAAAAGGTTGACAGCCTGCGTGGCTCTTATGTCTGAACCAGGAATATTTTTCGCGATAGCTCGTACAAACCACTGATAAAACTCAGGATCTGTAATTGGTTTTTCTAAACCAAACACCAAACGAAATCGAGGCCAACTATCTGAAGTTGAGGGTGAATTGTATGCAAGAGAAAGATATTTTTGACAAATTTCTAATTGCTCTGCTTCTTCCCAAGTGAGTTCTTGTTTTTGAACTTTGTTACCTTTTTCATCTTTGTGATCAGCTTGGTTGTCAATATCGATGATGATCAGACCAGCCTGCAGCGGCGTGGTGTTGTTCTTTTCTCTTTTGCCGTCTATGAGGTGCCAAGCGCATAGACCATGTGACTTACCAACTTCGTTGGCTATGTCGCTTATGGGGATATCTTTCTGCTGCCAACCAGAGTTAAACGCACTGAAATCACCACCTGCTTCAATCTTGCCTGTGCTTTTGTTGAGTGCATAGGTTACCTTGGAGTTGATTGAGCAAATGAAATTCATTGGAGTGTTTGTCGTGACAGTAGTCTGCCGTATCCAGGGCGTTCCTGCACCCATTTAATCTAGTTTTAATTCTGCTTTGTTAGCAGTGCTTTGGGAAGACCTCTGTGTAGTACTTGTCTACTAAGGCAAGCCAGTTTTCTTCGTCCTTCGCAACCTCGGTTTCACCGAATGTAAATACCTGAGTTTGGTATTGTTCTAACGGTGTGCTTACGATTATTTGGGTCTTGTTAATTTTAATTCCTAGGCATGTTTCCGCTGCAAGTTTGTAAGCAGCTAATTGAAGCCTTGTCTTTTTCGCTTTGAATACGCCTGAGATAAGTGCTTTCTTAGTTTTTTCGTCAACGTTAGTTTTTTTGTTAGGGAATTTTGTACTGTAAGGACCAGCGCTTGTCTTAAAGTCCGCGAGAATGATTTCAGCATTATTGTCCATATAAATAAGATCACAACAACCTGCGTAACCTTTTTTATTACTCTGATCGTAATAAAAGATCCTTCCTACACCATCGTCTCCAACATATTTAGACCAACTCGGTTGATTGAATGGTCGTTCAGACCAGAGCACTCGACCTCCATCTAGCAAGTTATCTACGCACTCAGGAACTCCGCGCCAAAAAGGCTCGTACTTTTCAGGAGGGACGACTCGAAGACCTCGAAGATGGTTCTCAACGCTGTTGTGGATAAAGCTTCCTCGCTCTGCTGCTTCGTCAGCAGCACCTGGGTTCATGATGTTCCAGTGAGCAAGTTTTTGTTGAGTCTTAGCCGACTGAGTCGCACTTAAGATCGACGTTACTGAAGGAAGGTAGTCAGGTACACCAGGACACAGATAGTGACGAAGTCCGTTAATTGTTTTCCTAGTGTCTGACATGCTTCAAAATGATTCGAGTGAGTCGTTTTTGCTTACACCTGGGTCTTCATCGACAAAGAACTCTGATTTTTGATAGTCGTATTCTTTGTTTCTCTGCTCAAGCTCGTTAAGAAGACAAAGGCCAGCAGAAAAAGAATCTGCTACTAACTCAGCAACGACATCAGCTTCACGAGGTTTACCAGCGTGGTCAATGCACTCTTGAAGAAGCTGATTACTAATCAGTAGCGCAGCGATTTTTTCAAGTGCTTTATTTGTCTTCTGCTGCTCCTCAATGTACTGCGTTAGCAGAAGTTGTAGGCGTCCTTTCACTTTCAGAAAAAGGTTGCGGTCGCTGCCAGTTTACATCGAAGTTTATACTTGTATCTTTCGAAGCCGAACTTTGTTTGTTGTATACAAACCACGCAGACGTTACTGAGTCCTTTGATTTTCTCTGGTCCGCACGGAATTCAGGTCTTGGGTTCAAAATTACTAGGTTGCTTAAAGGTCGTTTCTGAAGAAAGTTAAACCTTTTCCTCGTGGGCTCCAGAAAGGTGATCCTGTCAAGAATAATAAGACCTTTTTTTGAAAGCTCGTAACCTGGCTCAAGGACCCAGTCAACGCATTCCCCCATTCCCTGTGTGATGGCGATAGTCCAGTCGAAATCAGGAAGGCTTTGCCACCAAGATCTGTCGATAAAATTTGAATCGTCTTCCGCGACTACTAAGTCGATAAATCCTGCGCTTTTTAGTTGCTTAGCAAGACCCTGGTCAAGATCAGTTGGTAATACAATCCTCCCGCTTAAAATTTTTAAGTCGAGGACCGGGTTTAAAATCTGTTGAGGGACCTGATAAAAGCTCATGGAATCTGAAGATCTTGTCGGTCGCTTAAGGGATTATATGGCTGTGGAATCAGAGTTCTACCACCATAAATTTATGAATAAAACGAGACAGCTGAGAGACGCAGATGAATTACATGAAATTATAGATCTCCTTCACGCAAATTATTTAGTACAAAAGCAGTTGTTCAAAGAACTTGCTCGGTACGTCGCTGCAGAGGGTTATCCCCTTCCGTCGATAGCAAAACTTCTAGGCAAATAAAAAGACGGGTGTTGGCGCACCCGTCTTAAAATCCCAGTCACCAGAAGGCCGACGCCCGGTCAGATCATACTTCTAAACCGGCTGCTTTGAGCGCCTCCTTTTGTTCCTTAGTCAATTCCTTAGGTTTGTCTGACTTAGGTTCTGGAGGAGTCGCCTTAGGTTCGCCCGCTCCAGCAGGAAGAGCGCTAAGACCTTGCGCCTTAAAACCTTCAAGCTGTGGATGAGCGTCGTTAAAAGCATTTTTAATCTCCTCGTGGTCTGTTCCGAGAGGTAGCTCAACAAGATTCGCACCGGAGATATGACTACGAAGTGAAGCTGATACCAGCTCTCCTCCATCTCCGGTGAGCCAAGTCGCAATGTCTTTAACAAGGCTTTCTTCATCATCGCCGTTAACCGGACGATCAGAAAACTCTAGGACATTGTAGTTGACCTTACCGACGTCAGCTCCTGATACTGGATCAGTTTGTGTGAAGCTACGCTGTACGAATTTAGTCGCAGTCACAACTTCCGCAACGTTGATACGGTTGTTGTAAAGCGTCTGAAAATATGAGATGAAATTCTTTTGACTACTCTTACCGGATATAACGCTAGTTGAAACGCATCGAGGAGGAAGCAAACGGTGCGAAGGAGAAACACCAATGTACGCAATGCGAATGAACTCCTCGTGGGAACGCATTCCAAGGTTTCCGTAAAAGGGAGTAAACCCGAGGAGAATAAACTCGATAGGGATCCCATTGTCGTTCGCGTCCGTGATCGCTTGATCGGGATCGTTGTCACTCTTCCACCGACGCTGCTGTAGATCGATGCGGAGAGTGTGCGGAGGGACTTGGCAGAGAATTTCATCTGCCGCAAACTTACCTGCGATAAATACCATGATCAGAGATTAAAATCGATTGAACCGAGAGCCGCTGCTGCCACTTGGCCTTTTTCGGGATCGGCAGCTTTTTTGGGCGCGGACTTCGTGCCCTTAGGAAGGTAGAGGATTTGGTCTGCCTGGTAGTTCAGGTACTGCTTGTTTTCTTTTTCGCTTGTGCTTACACGACCAACTGCAATAGTCGGAGTGCCGTTAGGGAGTTCGGCAAGTTGCGTTGAAAGTTCATTCCAAGCGGTGAGCTTAAACCAGTTGGTTTCAGTTTCACCGGGAACCTGCCAAGCGATAGAGCGGTTGGTGACAGTGGATTCTCCAACTTCGTTTTCTTGAGACTTAGGTCCAAGACCACCGCACGCCATAAAGGCATTAACGGCGAGAAGGTCGGAGAAATTTTCTTTGCTGATCACAAGCATGGGCTGCATCACCAACACACCGTCAGGTGTGGGTTTAACTGGACCCAATGCGAGAACTTCCTGTTTTTCCTCCAGATCTTGGAGAAGCTTGCCGACGTAATGATCAGCTTTTTGGATTAGTTGGACTTTAGTTGAGACACGTTTGTTCGAGGAGGGCAGAGCTTCCGCAATTACGTTGGCTTTGCCGTCTTCAAGGATCGCTTTGTCAGTGATCCTTATCCCCAGTAAGAAGACGTTCATTTTTGAGGGCTCTGTAAATCGTTGAGCGGTGGACTTTGAGTACCTCAGCGATCTGCGAGACAGAAACGCCTTGGCCTCGGAATGCTAGGGCGATTTGCAGGTCTCCGCTACCTATTTTTGAATTTTTGAAACTCAGGTAATGGTTATGGTAAGGGTTGATGCACTTGAGGTTATTACATGAATTTTTTACTATTTGATCACGTTGTATATCTAAGTAACCTAGTATCAGAGGGCGAACATAATATCTTTTTCTGAGTGCATATACTGATGGTACATTGTTTGTAAAGGAGCTTTCCCATTCACAGCAACTAGCATGCTCGAAATTGTTGTAAGCTAGTTTTTCGTATAGCTCACTTAATTTGTTAGGTTTGTATTTCCCGTATGCAAGTTCAAACCTATCGGCTTCGAGGCTCCTCGTTATGTCCAGAGCTTGCGCTTGCGCGTGGGATGCGTCGTGAGCGGTAATTGCGAGCTTTATTTTATTACTGTCTTTTGAAACTAAAACTTGATAGTTTTCAATAGACATCATTGGGTACAAACCCAAGGAGAGATTTTCTCTCCTCGGGATCCATTCGCTTGACGATGCGATACAGGTTAACCCAGAATTTTATTTCCGAGATAACCTTTTTCATTTTTTACCTTTTCCTCTAGCCTTTTGCCCCTTCGCTTTCTTGACCGCCCTGACGATTTTCTTAGTGTCTTTAGCGTCAATCTTTTTACCTACGTTAGCTTTTTGAACTGCTTTATTAAAAGCGGCCTGCGTGGGACGGGCTCCAGTTTCCCTCTTAATTTCTCGTTTAATCTGAGCAATGATGTTCTTTTCACCCTTGTCTTTAGCTGTTTGACGAGTTTGTTTAACTTGTTGCCGCGTGTCTCTCTCTTCCCCACGCTTTTCTTTTTCTCGTTTAACTAGGTAGTCTGTTAATTGTTTTGCGTCACTACGTGAATCGAAATTTTTGATCCCTGCGTTTGAAGTCAATCGTTCCATTCTTTTGTCAGATATATTTTTTGCTTGCTTAGCTCCACTACTTCCCGTAGCTGTTCTGAATGCCGCTAATACGTTTTTAGCGTCACTAGGGCTATCGTACTTTTTGACTCCTGTGTCTAAACGCTTGAGGTTTACACCACCTAGACCGAGAGTAGCTCCCCTTTTCTCGCGAGCTGTTTGTTGTTGAGTCTGAGCTCCAGTTTGTCCAGGATCACCCCCCGTGGCATCCCCTAATCCAAGTTGTTCTCCGGCTCTTGATCCAAGATTTACGCCGCTTTCGTCTACGTAATCTCGAATTTGGTCGTCGCTATAACCTTGATCTCGCAATTGATTAAGATCTGCGCGTCCAAAACCTCCCGTACCATAATCGGCAGGGTTGAAGCCACTTTCTGCAATGGAGGGAAGACCACCGCCGACCTCACCACCGCCGACCTTACCACCGCCGACCTTACCACCGCCGACCTTACCACCGACACCTTTTCCTGCCCCGGTGGTGATGTCACCACCTGCACTCATCACTGAGATGTTGGGGTTGGCTTGTTGAGAAAGAATGGGGTTGAAGTTGATAAGAGGTCCACCACCACCAAACTTAGTGGTCTTGCTTCCACGTTGTTGCGGCTGATAAGTCAAACCATAACCACGACCACGAGTCGCCTCAACGACTTCCGTGGGAGCTAATCCAAAGGGCGTACCAGCCATACGGCCGTTATTTTTGTTCTTCATCCCTGGCTGACCATTAGAGTCTTTGCTTAGTATAGGTTTTCCTGACGAATTTATACCGCGAGAATCAGGCTCTCCTGGTCCTGTTTGATAGCGATCATCTGTGCCGTCCCCATCACTGTCTTTAAAGTCTGCAGTAACAATCGCACCAGGGGGGAGATCTATTCTTGTTCCGAATGGATTTTTTTGCTTCTTCATTTCTAACTAGTAACTTGAGTATTCTTGACAATTTTAGCTTGTTTCAGACTTCACGAAGAACCTCAGAAGATTAAATCCTGGACCCACCACTCCTTTTAATGTCCGCATGATTCTCTTTGCTTCCTCGTGATCAAGGAAACGCTTAGCTTTCTCTCGGTCGTTGGTGAAAGCAACTAGTTGTTTTTTCTTTTGATTTAAGCAGTCACGCACGTATCCTTTTGGATGCGTGACAACCCAAACTTCTTGGAAACTAAGCAAAGGCATAGCTTCAGCATCGGACGTGGTATACAGTCGCCCTGTTAACTTTACATGTGATTTAACTTTTGTCTTTTGTTTTACAGTTTTTTTATCACTCACACTAACTGTCGCTGTTAACGTGCCCTTTTCTTTCATTTGTTTTTTCAGTTTACGAGCAGCGTTAGCTGCTTCAAGTGGTTTTATGTAAAACCTGGACGTCATAACGAGACATTCATTAGTTTTTACGCAACCTACATATCCGCTGTCTGTTTTTGCGGTGAACACTTCTTTGCCTGAGGTTTCAGGCATCCAAATGGTAAAGCTCATTTCTCTGCCCAAGACTCCGCCACATTAGCATCGCATTTCACCGGTACTTTCGTAAGAACCGACAAGGCGGCCTCTTTCATTTCTGTCTCCAGTAACACCTTATACTTTTCCGCTTTCTCTTCTACCGCCTCGAAGATAAGTTCATCGTGAACCGTGGCTATCGGCCTAAATTTGTTATTCACATGCTTACCTAGGTTTGCTATGGCGATCTTCAAAATATCTGCACCAGCTCCTTGAATTAAAGTGTTAGCACATGCGCTCATGGTTGCATCGTCGTAACTAAGTAGTCTGCGGCGACCAGTAGGAGTTCGCACGTAAGTCCAACCATCCTCAACCATGGCGCTTCTTTCTCTGTGCCATTCCCTCAGTCGAGGGTAAGCCCCGTGGAAACCAGCGTGAGCAGTTTTTGCTTCACTCAGTGTGATTATGTTTCCCGATTGAGCACTGTAAGTTTTGTATTTCCTGAACCCCATGCCGTAAAGCAACGCAAAATTGAGCGTCTTGCCCATCTGCCGTTGTGATTTTTCGACTTTATCGATGTCGACATGGTAAATAAGACTCGCCGTGAGACTGTGTAAGTCCAAGCCTTCATTAAAAGCTTTGATCATCTGCGGGATATTAACCAGCTCCGCAGCAAGTCTTAGCTCGATTTGTGAGTAGTCAGCGATTATAAATTTGTAACCAGGGGACGGGACGAAACATTCTCTAAATTCTTTATCTCTCGGGACTTGCTGGATGTTGATGCCCCACGTTTCTTTCTTCTTTTTGCCTGTGACCCTCTTTGATCCTGAGCTTGTGAATCTTCCGCTGTTAGCTCCGTAGGTGTTATAGCCGCTGTGCATGCGGTTTGATATAGGGTTTATGTTGTCAAGTATTTTTTCGACGTGGGCGAGTGCAGTTTCGATTTTCGTTCTTTTACGCAAAAGATTTAGTGTGACATCGTCGCTATCAAATTCTGAGAGAGCTACCTGCGACAGTGTCTGTTTTCCTGTTCGATCATCAACTGGTAGAGCAGTGCCGATTTGGTTGAAGTACTTGACGCATTGAATATTTGATCCAGGATTAAATTCCTTTTTAGCGTTCTTTCCCACGGCGAGAGATCCGTCATCTCGTCTAGGTAGTTTGAATCCATCGGGTAATCGATCATCAAGAGACTCACAGAACAATTTAGTGGCTCTGTCAAGTTCTTGCTGCTTCTTAGCTTTTAGTTCTTTTACTTTACTGACATCGACACCGAAACCATAATGACACATCAACGCTACTGGTCGTATGACTTTACTCTCTAGACTGTAGACCTCGACTAGGTTTTCAGAAGCCAATTCAGCTAATTGAATCTTCGCAACCTGTGGGAGAATATCTACGTCTTTTGCTGCGTATTCGATCTGTTCGATATCTAAATCAAGCTTGCTCCAGTCTGAAACCTGTTGTTCTTTTGAGATTTCCAAATTCAATCTCCTATCAACAACCGCTTTGAGGGAACAGCTAACTTCCCCGAAAAAAACTTTCTCAGTCTTCGGAGAGACTTTCTTTTCTTTTGAACCAGCTACTAAACAACGTTCGGCTATAAATGTGTCGAATATTTTGTGTTTGAAGTCGATATCTAACTGAAGTAAAAACTGCAGATCAAAGTTCAGGTTATGACCCAAAATCATTTCGCGTGATTCGATCAACGCTTTTAAGCCATCGATGTCTTTGCACTTAAATAAGTCGATAACATACACTACACGGTCTTCTACATCTGCCTGGGTCGTACAGAGCTGAAGAAGACGAACGTCACAAACTCTTGCGTCTAGTCCTGTTGTTTCTGTGTCTAAGCAAAGCCTGGGGATTGTCCACAGCTCTGTGAAGGCTTCTTCGAGCTGGTTCCGCGTGGTTATGTAGCGAAGTTGCATGGCATTAAAAAAGGGCTGCTTCCGTCGCAGCCCCTGAATGTTAGTCCGCTTTTATCAGACCACCCGCTCTTCCCAGTAAGAGTAAATAAACTTTTCAGAGTCTCCCCAGATCTCATGAAGCTCTTTGCCTTTGTCGCTGAGCTTTACTTCATACACCGTTCGACAGAGTTGTTTCTCGTTCTCAGTAAGCTCTTTATCGTCTGAGCCCCAGGTTGTCTTTGCCGTAGCCTGAGCCAAGCCGTTCTTCACTAGATACTTGAGACCTTCTCGCAAAGCATTGTAAAGAGGCGAGGCGTGGAAAGTAACGCCTCCTTTCTCTGCTCGGGTAACGACAGGGATAAAAGACTTACCGTCGTCTTCGAAACCTCTGAAGATCGTCGAGTGATCAGTAATTCCTTTGTTCCATGCTTTGTTTACTTGCATGACCGCAATGTCACGAAGGGTCGTAGGCCGACCAGCTCCAACAGTCTCGATGATCATTGCTGCTCCGATCGATCCCAGCTTTTTGTGAGTGAGAAGGTATTCGAGGCATTCAATGGCAGGAGCGTCAGATGCTTCGACTTCGTGTAAGCGTCGAATTCCTTTTCTACGCTGCCTTTCTTTAGGTTCCGGTTGTTGCTGTTGGTGTGCTGGAGCTTGAATAGCAAGTTTGGCTGCGAGAGCGGCTAACTCAGGACGTTGCTTCTCAATGCTGAGATCAAATAGTTTTTTGACGCTTACTTGTCCCTTGTTTAAATACTTGCTGATGTCAAGCTGAATCGAAGGAGTACCCGCTGTGGCAAGGAGTGTCTCAGCTTCAGATTGCTTCAAACTGATTCCGTTCAGATTGAATTGGACATTCATTGAAAAAAAGTTCAACTGCCAGTCAGCTTACGGTCCTTCATCGCCCCGTCAATAACAAAGCAACCTCGTATGTCACTTTCAATATCGTCTATTAATGTGCATATATCGCATGTAGAGCACAAAGTGCTTTGACGTAACTCCTTGAGATTAGACACTCCGAAATTTTTAATAATGTGTTTATCAATCAGTATTGTCTTCTCTTTATCTGGAGCGTCCTTTGTAGTAAGGTTTATCACATTAAATAGTTCAGACGATGAAATATAGGTGACGATAAAACTTTCGAAGGACATACTCATCACATCGAATTCTTCGCTCAGCAAACATATAGTCAGCCAACCTTTAAGTTCACTGTCGCACGCATAGTCTCCATACTTATTACCGAGTTCGTTTATCCACCGGTAATTTTTTGCGAGACTATTCACTTTAAGAAAGTGAGAACTATTTAAAGCATACATCGTCTTATCCGATTGCTTTCTGAAATACCTCAGACATCTCTGAGTCGTTAGAAGTATTTACAAGAACGACTTCATCACAGAACCTTTCCATCGATTCTGACTTCTTACCGATACAGAAACCTCGAACATCAATCTTGTTAGATGTTTTGAACTTGTTGAACTCACGTACGTGGCGATCCTCAACCTCACACTCACCATCAGTGATGATGAGAATGTCTGCTTTAGACATCTCTGACTTCATTTGACGAGCATCAACCATCACGCGATTAAAAGAAGTGCCACCTGAGGTTCCCCACTTCATTATGAATCTCAACATGTCATCACTATCTTTCGTGTTTGGTTCGATGTCGATTGTGTCTGCGATGGTGCTGTTAAATAGACGCACAAAAATCGGACGGTTGTTGTTAGTGCATTCTTCAACTACGCAATAAGTCAGAGCTTTAGACCACAACTCATCATCGCCGTGCATCGAACCGCTCACGTCCACGTACATGACCACTGGTCCCTGTTGGACGTTCTTACTCTGAGCTTCGAAGTCTTTGCACAACATTGTTTTCTGTGCATACTTCAGGGCAAAGAGAGCCTTGCCTTCCTCTGTGGCAGCGAGGGCTAGTTCTGAAGGGAACGTTTTGGTGATGTTGTTGGAAAGCTCGGCTCCGACGATGTTTGAGTAATTGGACTTGACTGTTCTTTCCCTTTTGCGCTGAGTCCAGGCAGCTTTGAATGCACCAAGACGGTCGATGAAGAGCTTCAAAAACCTGCTGTTTTGAAGTTTTTTAGCGAGTTTTATCTTGTCGTCGATGTTGTCGAGTTTGTGACCGAAACCGTCACCGTTACCTGCCAGCTTTGACATCGCGTTTTGTTGATCAACAGCATCTTCGTGAGCTTTTTCAATGCCTTTCTGGATACTCGCCTGTTTGCCTTTATGGAGAGCGTTCAGGATTTCCTCCATTTCCTCACCGATTCGCTTGCCTTTAGCTCTCAACTCTGCCGCAGATTTGCTGTCACCTTGTTGCATTGCATCAACAAACTGAGAGCGAATCTGTTCTAGTTGCTCTCCTTTTTCAGCCAGAGCATCTGTAAGAGCTGTGTCCTCGCCAAGCATCTTTTCAATTACTTGACCAAGTTCATTCAGTATGTTGACTGCATTGTTTCCTGAGTTGAAATGATCACCAAGGCAGTGTTGTTGCATTACGTGATACACAGGACTGTTCATGACATCTTCCAGGATCAGATGCCACAATGCATTTTCAGGCTTGTAACCGCGTGGATATTCAACGCTCTGTCCGTCTTGTTTAGCGCGGAAGTATTCTTCTACCGCATCAAGACTGACAACAGGATCAACATCTCCACCCATATAAAGGAACTCAAACAGCTCTTTTCCAAAACGTGAAAGACGTTTGATGTCAAACCGATCAGCCAAATATGTAACGCGAGGTTTCATCTCACGAACAAAAGAAGGCCAAAGAAAATCAGTCATGGCCCCGACTTTTAGAACAAGAGGGGGCTCAGTGTTGAGGCGAATAGTTTCGTTTTGCATGTTCAATCGTTTTTGAAACGTGAGATGGTCGTGGTGATTGTGTTGATGTTTACATCAAGTTCACGAATGATCTTGGTGAACTTAAGTCGTGCAGCTGCGGTGAATTTGAGATTGCCGTTATCTAATTCCTCTTCTGCTTTTTGATTAAGTAATTTCAATTCACGAAGCATATCTCCAAACTCAGTGACTGCTCGGTTTAAATCACCAACGCTGGCAGTCTTATCGTTGATCGATTGCCTGGTCGACTCAAACCTACGCATGGTGTTTTGTGCTGCTCTTTTAACACCAGCCATAAACTCTTCTGCAGTTGGAACAACTTGCTTAACAACCTCGTTTATATCCTCAATCTCGTCTGGGTTGGTGTAAATAATATGTTTCAAGGTTTGGTGAAGCATCGCAGCGTGGACCTCCGTTTCGCCCTGAACGACAGCCCATCCCTTCATGAACGAGAGGATCTGAACTCGTCGACGATCGGAGACTGAGATCCCACGCGACTCGAGCATGTCAAGGATTTCTGCGAACTGATCGATAAAAGCATCAGGCACAGTTGTTTTGGCAGCCTGTTTCTGAAGCTCAACCAGATCTTTGTAAGTCAGGGACGACTGAACTGAGGGTCGACTGTTTTCACTATCTTGCGCCACCGCCCAGCGCATGAGAGTGCGTTTGTGTGCAGGTGACTTTAACCCAGTGATTGTCGGTCGGAACAAGAAGCGATCACAAAAAGCTTGAAGTGCTTCTTCAGTTGGGAACGAGTTGGTAGCTGCGACAATCGATTGAATCTCAGTTTCGATAGCTTCTTTTCCGTTATTGAATGTTCTTTCATTCAGGATCTGCAGCAAAGAATTCAAAACAGCTGAGGAACCTCTAAACAACTCATCAAGAAAAGCAACGTTGCAATCCGGAAGATAACCAGATATATCGCGGGTGTACTCGTCCTTGAGAAGTTTGCTGACAGCTACAGGACCATAAAGTTCAGAGGGATCTGTGGTTGGGCTCAGCAAATATCCGAAATACTTTGAACCATCGAAACCACCCGTGATTGCACGAACCAGTTCCGACTTACCTGTTCCTGGGGGACCAAACAAGAATGCGTTCTGTTTTGTTATCAGGCTCGTAAGCAGACCGTCGATAACATCTGCTCTGTCGAGGAACGATCCATTAAGGGAAGCCCGGAAGCTTTGAAAATTGGTAAACAAAGTGTTGTTCATTTGATTGATAAAAGGTGGTTAGTTTCAGGTGAGCTTAGTCCGACTTAGCTAAGTTAATCAGAAATCAACTTCGATCGACTTGTTTTCGTCGATGGTTTCCTGTAGAGCATCAGCAGCGACGGCGATAGCGTCAGATACAGCCATTCGTTCCTCAACTTTCTGAAGAAGTCTTGAAAGATGTTTCGCACGGTGTTTGTAGATAGATGTTTCGGTGTCGATCTTGTCTTTGAGAAGAGTTAATTCTTCTTCTGTTTGACACCCAGCGAGATCTCCGATCAGTGACTGGTAAGTACCAGTCAAGGCAACGGATTTTTGAAGTTGTTCAAGACCTTTAGATGACGAAGCTTTGAGCATAAGATTCTTAGCCTCGTCTGCGATGTCTTGCCTGACATCTGTATAACGTTGAAACGCAGCAGCTCTAACTGAACCAGACGTTGGATCTCGCATAAGCTCTCCAACTTTGAGAAGGTCTTCGCAAAGTTTCGCCATGTGTCCGAGCATCGGATTGTGTTTTGCAGCAAGAGATATCTCTTGTGCAATTATTTGCCACGTACC